ATTTTATTATGTGCAATGAAGAAATTTTTAAGGAATGAACTATGACTTATGCAGACACAACCACCTTTATTAAAGACACCAGTAGAGAATATTCAATCTATGTCTGCCAAAGCAGAGGGATTCCATCTGTTAGCGACGGACTTAAAGACGCCCAGCGTAAAGCCCTATTTGTGATGAAAACCCAAAATGAAAAACTTAAAACAATTTCGTTGGCAGGTCGTCTCATAAGCGAGAATATCTATCTGCATGGCGACGCCGCTGCATGCGACACGATTTCTCTCATGGCTGCACCATATTGCAATAACGTACCCCTGCTAAGCGGCATTGGTGCATTTGGAACCAGGGTTGGGCCCAGCGATTGGGGTGCACCGCGATATACTTACGTTAAAAAGAACTCACATACTGAAGCTCTGATCTACCAGGATTATGATATCATTCCCTTGAAAGAAAACTACGATGGGTCGGTGCTGGAGCCAAAGCATTTCTTACCATTGATCCCATTGGTACTGCTCAACGGTGTCAGCGGTATTGCCGTCGGATGGAGCACAGAAATACTTCCGCGCAGCTTGTCAGAATTGATCGATGCGACCATAGCTGCTATTGATAACAAAAAGAAACTCCCAGATCTACTGCCTAACTACCAATATCTATCATGTAATGTGAGAGGTATAGGAGATAATGCATATGAGTTTACCGGCAAGGTTACAATTGACGGTAGCAGCATCATTGTTAATGAATTGCCACCGGATCTGTCTCTTGAAAAATTTAAGGCTCGTTTGAACAAAATGGAAGACGATGAGCAGATCCAGACCTACATAGATAGAAGCACCAAGGACATTCGCATAGAAGTTCGTTTCAAACGCGGCACAATCAATGGTTGGACAGAGGCCAAGGCAATTGATTTCCTTAAACTACGTAGCAAGACCACCGAACGTCTGGTGGTGCTGGATTGGGACGGTAACAATATCAAACAATACGAAAATGCTGAAAAACTAATAAGAGACTTCGTGGAATGGCGTGTAGGATTTTATGCGGTACGTTATAGCAAGCTTCTAGCAGATGCCACCTACCAACTAAACTGGAACCATGCTCTCAAGCTGTGCTATGATAAAGGTTTACCGGCATTTCTTCCTAAGGCACAAAATCGTATTGAAATTATTGCAAAAATATCTGAAATAACCGCCAAAACAGAGCTAGACGATAACCAACGTGACCGTATAGCATCATTACCCAGCTATCGATGGGCCAAAGATGCCTACACCGAAGTATTGGCACGCATAGCCGAGCTTGACAAGATCATAGCCGAATACCAATCTATATTGGCAGATCCTGCCAGGATGCGGGCGATATACAGGACTGAGGTATCGTCTCTCAAAAAACTACCACCAATCAACCGATAAATATCAGCATGAAAGCCAAAGATTTAAAAGCACCAAAAAAAGAAGGTGCCGGGTGCCTCATTTTCAGCAGGGATACTGATAAATTCCTGCTGATAGAGCGCAGCGAATATGTCCCCATGCCCCTTACATGGAGCCTTCCTGGCGGCGGGGTGGATCGCAACGAGAGTCCGGAAGATGCGGCTCGCCGCGAAGTATATGAAGAAATCGGGGTTGATCTAAAAGACCGTGCGCTAAAGCTGATCTACACAAACGATGTGCATGCACCTCGTTTCACATTTTACACATTTGCCTGCACTGTCAAAAACGAATTTGAGCCAAGACTAAATTATGAAAGCTCCAATTACAAGTGGTGCGATCTAAGCACAATGCCGGCACCGTTGCACTGGGGCCTAGAGCAGCTGATCAACCACGATAGGGCCGCGGAAATACTCAAGAAATTTGTGGACCAAGAAAAAGATCTGCACAGAAAAGCATTTTAACACCAGCGGATATCATGATTGACATAGCACAAAAACCATGTTAGATTACCAGCAGGAGGGCACATGGACCTGTTAGACATCAATCATGTTCGTAAGTTGTTGGCTGATTCAACGCAAGCCGTGATCGGCGTGAGTGGAGGTCTGGACAGCATGAGCATTCTATGTTGGCTGGCTGCCCATCGTGCAGAGATCCCTTGCGAAATCCGTGCAATGCATATCGATCACGGCATCAACGCTAATAGTGGAGAATGGGCAGAGTTCGTTTCTCGCAAGTGCGAACAATTAAACATCCATTGCACCGTGGTAAAGGTCAGCCTTGAAGGACTTGGAAACAATCTGGAGTATGCTGCCAGAAAAGCCAGGTATCAAGCTTTTTGCGAGAGCGGCGCGGACACGATCATTTTGGCACATCATGCAAATGATCAATGCGAAAGCTTCCTCCTTAAACTTTTCCGAGGCAGCGGCATTCGTGGACTGAAGAGCATGGTTGATAGATCCCAGTGTTGGTATGATCAGGCCGTGACGGTGGTGAGGCCAATGTTGGATGTTACTCGTAGCCAGATTGAATCATGGGCCGAAGAAAACGATGTTATCGGGGTCGAAGATCCCAGCAATCTTGATAACAAATATGATAGGAACTACATCCGCAACTGTGTGTGGCCAACCATCATGGATCGGTTTGGTATTGCTGATGTCAATACCATCCGAAGCATTGGACATCTAGACGAAGCTTGGCAGCTCATCAGCGCACTGGCCGATATGGATTTGGCTGCAATCACCCTGCAGGATGGATCGCTTGACTGGCCAACAATGCAGGAGTTGGGCTATCTTAGGATTAAAAATCTCTTGCTTAGATTGATGGCCAAGGAAGGGGTTTATAGTTTCAGCATTGGACAAATTGAGCAGTTTGCACAGGGCCTGCTCACGGCCGACATGGACAATCGTAACCAGATTTCGGTCAAGGGGTTGACATTGCATAAAATTGGCAAGCGTGTTTACATTAAACGACAGGAAAAACAGGCTGCTTGACTTACTTAGGTGATCTACATTATCCTGTAGGATGTCAGACAAATCAGCATTAATCGTGATTCCGACCACCGGTGCAGCTACACTTGAGGACGCCGTAACCAGTGCATTATCACAAACACATCAACATACGGAAGTTTGGGCCATAATTGATGGCCCTGATTTCCAGCTTGCAGCGGAAAACATACTAAAGAAATTTCCGGCAGTAAAAACCATGTTGCTACCAGCAAATACAGGGGCAAACGGCTATTACGGTCATAGGATTTATGCCGCGGTCAGCTATCTGTTTGATCATGATTATGTTCTCTATCTGGATCAAGACAACTGGTTTGAACCGGAGCATGTGGAGACAATGATCAATGCCTGCGAAACAAATAAATGGCAATGGTGTTACGGCCTGCGTAAGATTTACGATGCCACAGGAAGGTATGTTTGCGACGACGACTGTGAAAGCCTAGGACGCTGGCCGATTTACCTAAGCGAGCGACATCATTTGGTTGATACATCTTCCTATTGCATACGCAAAGATGTTATAGTAAATCTAGCCCCCGCATGGTACAGTGGTTGGGGTGGCGATCGTCGATTCTATTCAATCATAACGGCCCATGTAAAAGAATTTGGTTGCACAGGTAAGCCAACCACCTGTTATAGGCTTGACGGAAACCAAAACTCAGTTGATGCGGATTTTTTCCTAAAAGGCAATGAGATAATGCGCCAGCGTTATCCGGAGGGTTTTCCATGGAGGATGTAACAGGATGGTACTCAAGTGCCATCAGGCAAGGTGTATATGAGGACGACGGCAAGTTAAATCCCATGTCCGGCCGTTTTCGGGAATGGCTGACAAATAGGCTAGGAAGGGTTGTAATACAAAAAGAGCCGCAAAAAGAGCCGCAAAATAAAAAAGAAGGTATCGAGGCCTATGACGTTGTGGTCGTCCACTATCCTAAAACCCTTGTTTATTTTGAAAAACAGGAAGATCTTGTCGACTATCTCCTGAGCTTTAATGAGATACCGCCATGGCGCGGGGAGATAGATGTGGCTGCATATTACGTGCCATATGTTCCGTTAACATTTACCTGTGCCGCAACATCGACCGGGCAAAACATACCAGATAGCCCAGGCAATGACGGTGGTAAAGATTAGCCCATGTGTTTCAGTATATGACCGGCACCTGGAGTTTTTAAACACCAGTCCTCAAATTCCTTGCAAAACTGATCGGGAATAAGATCAAACACCCAATGGATACGCGGAGTTGGTCCGGGATTTTTTCCGGAATGCAGAAGTCGATTTTGGAATTCGTATACCGTTCCTGTTGGCATGTTTAACTCCGCGCCGCCGCAGATAAGAAATGCATAGGGATTTGTATAAATTGGCACATGCACACGTTTAGTGACCTCATGCCACCAGTTTGTTCCAACCAACGACGGTGCAGATCCGTCTATATGTGGTCGGATTTCTGTGCCAGGTACCATGACATTTAATTCGCAGTTGTAGATAGAATTACCCGGATTCAATTCAATCACCCGTTTATAGATTTTCTGGCTAAGACCATTGATAATGGCTAATTTTTTTGATCGACCCTGTAGGTCACAAAGTCTATCCTGATGCAGGAGAGAAAACATGGGAAATGCGTAGCTATGTACTCCTTCCCACCAGCTAGGCTGGTGTCTGATCCATTCGTTGGTGATGTTTGCCACCATGTATTCACGCAAGGGATTTATGATTTCTAAATCTATAGATCCTAAAAGGATGAATGGTTCATCGGGTTTACTGTACCAGGATCGATATGAATCCGGAGGTGCGGGCGGCATCTTAATAAACTGCGCCTGCAACGGTTATAGCAGCGTTTATGCACTGCTCAAGCAGTATCTTGTTGTTGAGATCGTCGGCAGCATCAGCAACACGTACCATAGCAGCAAGATCCTTCATGAGATCAAGATATTCTGCTTGGGAGATTTGTTGTTGGTCCAGCGCCTGTTGGTATTGTATGGCCCGCATGGCATTGCTAGACACCATGTTGGATGAGTTAGCTGATAGGAAGTTTAGGTTATTAATTATCTGGCTCATGGTAATTTCAGCTTATTCCCTTCTTCTTTTGCGATTAGCTTGGCGGTATCATGGACATTTACAATCTTTTGCTTGCAGAAAAATGGGCTGACCTGCCCGGCTGCAAGCATGGTTTCAAACCTATCTATTTCATCTAACAGTTCAGTTGTCATGGCCATCACATCCTTGTCGCTGCGGCCAGTCGAATCCTCAAGCACATATATCGTGTCCAGGCGCATGCGATCAAACGCGGATTTCATGGAGTCTTTGCCGGCACAGATCGTTTCCGCATCTCTGCTATTGACCACAACATTTATCATGCGATCATAAT